GACGTAAAGGTCAAGGGCAACGTTCAGAATTCCAAGGACGATCCAAAGAAGGTTCCAGCTGAAAAGTCGGCCCTTCTGAATAAGATGGATGGTTCGGTGAATACCCAGTCGCCAATCAGCGGCAAGGGTGCGAAGGGTCTCAAGAAGTAAGAGACTAAACTGGTGGGGGATCCTAGTGGTCCCCCATTTTTATTATCTGAACATCAAATACTCAAAAACGCGGTTTTTGACCCTTTTCACATAGCTGTGAAGAACTCTGGTTAAATACCATGTGAACAGAGCCACGCGATGTTCAATGTAACAAGGAGAGCAACTATGAAGACAGTTGACCTGAACAAGGTGCTCGAAATGCTCGTCAATGAGGAGCAGACCGAGGCAGCTGGTCTCCTTCATGAGTGGTTCGTGGAGCGCAGCAAGCAGATTCACGAAGAGCTCATGACTGAGGACAATACGCTTTCCCAGGACATCGAGGATGACCAGGAAGCAATCCAGTCTGAGGAGTTCTACAGCGAAGCAGAAGGCGATGACGCCGATGCAGATGCAGTAGGCGACGAAGCTGATGCGGACCTAGAGGTTGGTGGCGAAGAGCTTCCTGCTGATATGGACGCAGACATGGTTGGTGGCGAAGAGCTTCCAGCTGAAGAGACAATTGGCGACACCATTGAGGACCTCGAGGCAGTAATGGCTCGACTCAAGGCAGAGTTCGCTGAGATCACCGGTGCAGACGTTGCAGTCGACGATATGGGTCCAGAGATGGATGCAGACGTTGGCGAGCCAGTCGACATGGACGGTGGTGAGGACGTCGTCGCAGACGAGTCCATGACTTTCGAGTCCGAAGAAGCTGACGAAGACGCAGAAGAAGTCACTGAGTCGGAAGACGACTTTGCTGACCTCGACGAGTCTTGGGTGCTGGAGCCTGTAAAGGATCCTAACCTAAACGGCGGTAAGGAAATTGGCGCTGACGGTGCGAAGGTATCGGTCAACGACAAGAGCCCACTTCCAGAGCATGACGCAGACCAGCGTGTTGGTGGCAAGGCTGTGGAGATCAAGTCTGATCACCACGAAGGTCACGAGCGCGAGGCTTCCCCGGAAGTTAAGGCACGTCCGCTCCTGAAGAACCAGGTCAAGAAGGCAACCGACGGTCGCACCAAGGTCAGCAAGGAAGGCGATAAGTCTGCCACGCTGAACTCGAAGGCAGGTTTCGGTTCCGACAGCCCAAAGAGCCCAATCGGTCAGGCAACTGATCTACGTGGTTCCGACTTCAAGAGGAAGTAAGCAACATGGCATTGGTTCTCACCGAAAAGATGAACTTTGACGAAGCCAAGTGCGTCGTCGAGGAGGGCGCAACTGGCGTTGATGGCAAGGCTAAGGACTTGTTCATGCGCGGCATTTTCGTCCAGGGCGGTACCAAGAACCATAACCAGCGTGTCTACCCGGTCAACGAAATTCGTATGGCCGTAGACAGCATCAATGACACCCTGCGTAGGGGCGAGAGTGTTCTCGGCGAAGCCGACCACCCTGAGGAACTAAACATCAACATCGACCGTGTCAGTCACATGATCACCGAGATGTATATGGATGGTCCAAACGGTATGGGCAAGCTGAAGATTCTCCCAACTCCAATGGGCAACATCGTTCGCACCCTTCTTGAGAATGGTGTGAAGCTTGGTGTTTCGTCGCGTGGCTCCGGTAACGTGGATGATCGCGGTAACGTCTCGGAATTCGAGATTGTGACCGTTGACATCGTAGCACGTCCATCGGCTCCCGAGGCTTATCCCAAGGCAGTCTACGAGGCTTTCCGAAGCCGTCGTGGTGCAGTCATTGAAGACCTGGCTAATGTCGTGAAGCACGATCCAAAGGCACAGAGCCATCTTGCAAAAGAGCTCATGTCCTGGATCCACAACCTCAAAGCGTAAGGAGTAGTTTCATGGACAATGGACTAAATTCGCTCCTGGAGTCGGGTCTTCTGAAAAGACACCAAAACCGCACTCGAGGAAGCCTGG